TAAAGAAAAAACCCTCTAAGGGGTACTGATATGGAAGTTGGAGCTGGCCCAGGACAAGGCGATGCTGGCGGTTTAGCGCAAGGAACTGATCAAGGCGGGACCGAAGGCGCAAGCGGAGGAATGATAGGTCCGGGAGTTGGTCCTGGCATGGGCGATGCAATGTCCCAAGAAGCTTTTTCAAAAGCTATTTCTAAAGCTCTTGGACAAACAAGAACAGAGCAAGAGCGAGAAATGGACGATGCTTACTATGGGGGAACTATAGACCAAAGCCAGCTTGATGATCCAACTGACGACTCTCCAGCCTACGATCCAGATGCTGTAAACAGACAAGCTTATGGAGCGCCACAAGCTTTAGATGATCCACAAGGAACTGAAGAAGGTCTTAGGCAGGCTGAACTAGCTGCTGTTGGAAAACGAACTGTCGGCGCTCACCCATCTAGGGATACACGCATAGGTATGCCAATGGGAGTTGGAAGACCAGCTACTACAGATCAGGAACAAAATAGAGAGCCTGTAGACATGTATGGTCGTGTCGCTCCTATCGAAGATATAGAAAACCCTGAGCAGAGGGCTAAAGCTTACGAAATTTTAGGCAAGCTTCAAAAAGAAGCAATGGAGGCTAGAACTCCTTTAGGTAAAGCTTTGAGAGGAATCATGGGATTTGCTACCAATAACACCACTATTGGTATGATTGGAAGAGCTATAAAGGCTGGCTTAGATAAAGCAGGATTTAATGTTGATCCTAACATTATAGGGCAAGCAATTAGAGCTGCTCACGAACAAACAACTCAAGGACCTTTAGGTTTTGGCGGAACTTCAGTAGGCTCAAGGAATGATTCTTTTATAGAAAACTTTATTGCTAATCTTCCTGCTGATGAGCCTTGGATGAAAGGCCTTAACGAAAGACAGATTCAATACTATCTTGATAGACCAGAAGAATTAGAATGGGTTAGAAATCTTTATAATGAAATGAACCCTAGTTAGGTGTACAAACGGTGTAACAATGGAGAAAAAAATGGTAACAAATCAATTACGGGCTATGGACCGAATGTTTGAGCGCATGATGGGTATGACGGGTCACCGCTCCCCGCTTGCAATGGTTGAATCAGCAATGGACAGGATGGAGTCGGCACTTAGCTCGATTCCAACTAATGGTGAACAATTCACGGTATGGAAGCTTACTCCTACGAAGTATAGGACAGAGCTTCAAGAGGATGGTTCCATCCTGTTCAAAGTTGTTGCAGACAACGAGTTCTCTGATGAGCTTAAAGGGCCTGATGTAAAAAAAGATAAGTGATCCCTGAAATATCTAAAAATGTATATGCAGACACTAAAAATGCAGAAGCAGCAATGGCTCTTGCTCGGTGGGCGCAAACTGCTAGTTATGATCAAGTTGTTGCTGCATATGCTAAGTGTCATGATGATCCTAATGTTGATGATACCTTTATTCGCACTCTTGGGCAGCTTGACAGGTATTATCTTGGCGTTTTTCTATGCAACCGTCACGACATGCTACATCCGTGGGTGTATGAAAGATGCCGTG